CCTTGATATGGTACCTCTAGGTATCAAGGCTAATGAACGGGAACTAGAGGTAGCTTCTTTTGAAGAGGCGGACTTCCACCTTCTAGATGTTTACCCGGGCATCAATTTAGAAGGTGATGTACACACAAGGTATGATACTGACGTGGTATTTACAAAGTGTGTATACATGGCGCGACTCAACCTAACAGCTGCTTATATCTCTAGACACGAGCCTTTACACGTACAGGGTAGGTCAGTGCTCCTTCGTATTTCAAGGATACAGTACGGTCCTGACCTGTTCCCTTACGGTCCAGTCACTAGACAAGAGATCTTACAGTACGTCTTGCACGTTACAAAGAGATCAAGCCAAAACATACCACTGACTAACCTAACTACACTCAAAGCGTGGTTTGATGGGTCAGCTGAACCACCGGTATGTAAGGTATCTAGCAGGCACCTCAGACACATAACCATAAAAGAATTGAGGAAAGTAGGCTTAGACGCGTTTAAAAGAGATGTACCGTTCGTACTTCCCCTACTTGAGAGCCTAGCAAAGCTTGATCTACATGAAAGTTTTTTGGCTGGTTTGCTTGTATGGGCTAAAGCGTTACCTATACAACATAGAGAGATCATCAAAAATTCACTAATTTGGCAATGGCGATACAAGTCTGTGGCGGACTTCTTTTCTCAAATAAAGAACCAGTTTTCTGGTAGGTTAAAGGCAGTGCAGAACCTTGTAGATTTGGACCTGACACCTTTCTTTGAGCTAGAGGTATTAGTAAATAGAGGTCTTGGGGATGTCGATTGGCAGGCTGAGATACACAACCGTACTGAACCTAACACAGTTTCATTTACAAGAGAGATGGTATTTGAAAGAGCATTGAAGTTGTTCAAACGGGTTAAGGTGAGCGGTGGAACACCGACTAGGAGTACTTGGACAAACCACTGGGCTATGCGTTGGCAATGGTCTCCTACTGGGGCATACCATTCACAGTATCCTGAAGACGATGAATTCAAAGCTAGGGATGTAGGTCTACGTAATAAATTTTATGCATTGAGTAGGATGCCTACGTACGACATACAACACTTTTTAGAACGGCCACCTTGTATGGAAGCATGGTCAAGCACAAAGTATGAATGGGGTAAGCAGCGTGCTATATACGGTGTAGACGTAACCAACTTTATCTTGTCTAGTTACGCTTTCAAGGGATGCGAAGAGATGTTGAGTAAACATTTTCCCATAGGACCAAGTGCCACTGTGGCTAATGTTAAAGAAACAGTAAAACAAGTGTTGAATAATGGAATACCTTACTGTTTTGACTTCGAAGATTTTAACTCGCAACACAGTGTGACTACGATGAGTGCGGTTATGGATGCATACGTGGCTTGTTTTAAAAACTATCTTGATGACGACCAGATCAAGGCTATTGCGTGGGTACAATCAAGTTTGAGTGATAGCAGGTTGCATGTAGCGGGTTGTAGACAAACAGTAAAGACTAATGGCACGTTATTATCTGGTTGGCGGCTTACAACATTTATGAACACAGTACTCAATTATGTGTACCTTGACATATGTGGCATTACTAATGATAGTGTGACAACACATAACGGCGATGATGTTTTGGCCAGTATCAAGACTCTTAACCAGGTCCAAAATTTATCCCGAAAGGCAGCAGACTACAATATACG